AGCCCATGATGGTCATTTGCTGTTCGCTGAACTTGAAGTCACGGCTAACCGCGACCTCGAAGCCGCGCTTGTCGCCCAGCGTCGAAGACATCATCAGGTCGCCGAAGAACAGCAACGCGGTGCTCGCCTGATCGGTTAGCGTGCTGTTCATCACCTGGACCAACTCGACCGGGTAGCCCAAGAAGCTAGGGCCGCTTCCGCCGCCGATGGTCGAAACGGTGTTACCACCGCCCGCGTACATCAGCCGCTCCATCGAGTCCGCGAAGCCGGCGGCGCTGATGTACCACTTCGCACGGTTGCGGGCGTACAGCGGCAGCTTGCCAACGACGCGGTGGAAGTCCGCCAAGTCGAGCGAGCTAAACGCGATGTTGCCAGCGAGAGCCGTGGCGATGGACGCGGTGTGATTGCCGTCGTCGATGCGCGGCATGACGCCGTGGATGCCGCCGTAAGTCGAAGTGCCGGTTCCCATGAAACCGCACTCGTCTTCCTTCTTGGCGAACGCCCACGCGATTTCACCGGCGAGCATGTCGGCGACGTCGATGATCGCGTCTTCCGCCAACTCCCAGGACATATAGGTCATAGACGCCAGCTTGCGAGCGGTGATCTCCACCATGCTCAAGGCGGCGTCGCTATCCGTGACGGCGGTATTCTCGCCCACGAAGTAGGCGGTCACTCCGCTTTGGCGGCGGGCAATCGAGATGGTATCGCCACGCATCGGAATCCGGCGAGCGTTGCGGCGGAACACGCCGTACTGCTCACGCAGGTCGATGATTGTTTGCGAGAGTTCCGGCGGAACCAAGGCACCGCCCTTGTTCGCACCATCCTCGCCCATCGCACGCGTTTCGATGCCGTTCTCTTGGCACCAGCGTTGCGCCTTGTCGCTGCCCCACAGGACAGCCCGGAACCACATGCCGGAGCGATAGGCGCGTTCCTCGGCGTCTTTGCCGGTGAAGTTCTTCAGGCGGCCGTAACGGACAGGCTCAATGCGAATCTCGTCCTTCTTGCCCTGCTTGCCGTCACGCTCTTCCTTCTGCTCTTGCGTGTCGGCGTTACGATCTGGAACGGCGCGAAGCTGCTTTTCGCGCTCTTGCAAACGCTTTTCGCGGGCAACCTCAACGTCAACGTCCTTGGCTTCCTTTTCCAAGGCGTCGAACTCGCGCGACTCTTCGTCGTTCAGCGCCGACCGCTCTTCCTGATCGGCCTTGTCGCGGATCGCTTTCAGTTCGCCGAGAATGGCGGCAGAGCGATCTTGCAGCTTCTTCAAACGTGACGCCATTTCGCTGGCCTCCGCTAGTTACGCCGGAAGCCAACGAAAAAGGCGCAGGCCGCCGGCAAGTTTTTGGAACTTGCACAAGCGGTCTGCGCCCGTATCAACGTGCGCTGTAACCACTGTTCCGTTGCGGCGGTCTATCGCTTCAGCGAAGAACACCACGCGGGCGTGATTGAGTTTTCAACTATTGGATTTATACCCTCACGGAATGCCGTTGTTATCGATGTTGTGTTCTATCGTAGAACTCTACGAAGCTGCGGCGATCGCCTCCTCGACTAGCTTCTGCTCTTTTGGGCTGAGCGTGATCGTGCGTCCATAGCGATCCAAGACGAAACACGATCCTTCCTCAACGAAGTATGCGCCGTGCGACTCTCTCTCGAACACGAGCGTTCCGCTTCCGATATTGCTAGTCGTCTCGACGTATGCCAGCGCACCTTCGTCGTTCAACTTGTAGACGGCCAGCTCAAATCGATCTTCGTGCAGGTAGCCATCGCAAAGCCACACCTTTGACTTGGTAGCCATAATCGTGAACGTGATTCCATTTGGTCCGCACTCGATCTCCCTGCCATCAGCAGGTCCTCCGATGCACGTTCGTTTGATTCGTTCTGTCACGCTAAGGCTCCCCTTCTCCAGATTTGATTTGATGGAATAACGGCTGTATCGCGATGCTTGCAGCGGTTGCATTCGAGCCGCTGTTGCTGGAATCGGTCAGTCTTTGGTCGGCTAGTGACAACCCGCATGCGCCCACCGGAACACTTCGGGCAGTTGTCGCCGCTACGAATGCTCACTAGTGCTGCTCCCGTGCGATTTCCAGGAAACGGATTCGCCGCTTGATGTCTTCCAACCCCAAACCGGTCTGCTCTTGAATTTGCCGCACCGTCGCCGACGACATACTGCGGCGGGCAACGGAAGTGTCCGGGTACGCGGGGTTCACGACCGGGCTGACGTCGAAGAGCTTCGCCACGTTCCGCACCTCACGGACCAACACGCCGCCCTCGTCCATCCACGCATCCCCGCCCTTCTTGGTGACGGTAAACGCGAAGCTGCTGCCCCGCACGTCGCCACGGTCGATCGCCTCGATGACGTCGCCACGGCTCGCCGGCGGCTGGATCACGTAGCCCAGCCCCTTGGTATCCGAGTAGATGCGCAGCGTGCCGGCGCGAGTCCGACCGAGAATGAGGTTGTAGTCGTGGTTGAACAGCGCCACGACATCGGGGTTGGTTCGCAGCACCGCGTCAAACGCCGTGGGCAAGAATCGCTCGCGGAAGCCACCCAGGTCGCGGGACATGGAGTTGAACATCACGGCATAGCCCTCGATGTTCCGCTTTCCGTCCTCTCCGGCCGCCGCTCGAATCTCGGTCTCTTCGTCGAAGATACGCCGCTCAATGTCTTCGCTCATTGCGCCACCTCGTCCTTCCCAAAGATTTGTGCGACCAGTTCCGCGCTACGCGGCTCCCAGCCGTTCGTGACCGCCAACACCTCCGAAGCGAAGCGGTCTTCGCTCACCGTGTCGTAGACCGCCAGAAGCTGCCGTTTCGATTCCTTGATGTAGGAGTCGATCGCGGCCGACGCATAGGCCGGCTCGCCCGTCAGCGCCTCACGCAAAGCCAGCGGGCCTTCCAGGGCAATCGCCAGCCGTTCGGCCTCTTCGGCATAGAACGTCTCGACCGACTCCAGAAATTCCTTGGGCTTCTTGCTGGCGCGGAGCACCGTGTCACATTCCCGGCGTCGGTTGCGTTCCACGGCCTGCTGGGCAATTTTACGCGTGTGGCCGATTGCGGCGTTGTGCTTCATGCAGGTCGCATGAAATTCGGCGTTCGTTCCGGCGATGGTTTTCTCCATCTCGACGCATCGCTGCGACAATTCGTGGCACTTCGCTTCCTGTTCGTGGCAGCGTGACTCGACGGATTCGCAGGTGGCTTTCGCTTGCGCCAACCCCTGCTCCACGTTGTCGTAGTAGACAGCCTGCTTTGCAGCCGCAAGCTCCCGTTCATGGAGCCTGGCAAGTGCGTCGGCGGCTTCCTGCTGCGTTCGCTGGGAAAGCTCTTCGAGATATGCCTTCTCTCCACGGAGCTTGCCGACCTCGACCGACAACTCGGAATTCTGTTCCCGCAGTTTCCTGGCTTCTTCTTCGGTCACTTCTTCGTCCTCCGTATCTTCGTCTACAGGGACCGCCGCCGGTTCGGGCTTGGCAGGTCCGGCAATGAGAATGTCGATCGGAACCATCTGCTGCTGCATCCAATGGGCTTTACCCTCCGGACCAGGAAGCGGGTTCATGTCTTCCAATTCGAGCACGTCGTTCAGGCTGAACACCCCGCCCTGGACCATCTTGCTGTAATACTCCGCCCGCGATGCCGAGTCGCCACGCTTCAACCCATCCACGTTGAACTTGAGGTATACGTCCGGCTCCGTCACAAGGTCGCGGAGAATCGCTCCCTCCCAGCGGATCACCCAGGGCAAAATGGTGTACTCGGCAAACTCCAGCTTTTGGTGTTCGATGTTGCTGAATGTCGCATGGCTCATCTCGTAAACCATGTGCGGCGGCACGCGGAAGATGCGAGCAATCTCGTCAATCTGGAACGTGCGAAGCTCCAAGAATTGCGAGTCGTCGTTCGACATCCCGACCGCTTGCCATTTGAGGCCGTTCGTGAGCACCGCCACCCGGTGCGCGTTGTCAGCGCCGGCATGGACGTTTTCCCACATGGCGCGATTCTGTTTTGCAGCGTCTTCCTTGAGCGATGCGTCCGTCGTCAGGATGCCGCTCGGCTTGGCGGAGTTGGCGAAATACTTCGCGCCGTAAGTCTCGGTCGCCTTGGTGAGTCCAATCGGGTCGCGAGCCATCGCAATCGGCGACAGCCCCTCGATGCCGTCCGACGACAAGCCGCGCAAGTGGAAGATTTCATCCTGTGTGAATGTTTCGCTCGCGCCGCTTTCCAGTGTGTACTTGTAGCGGAGCCGTCCGTTCTCCAATCGCTCCACCTTCATCCGGTCAGGACGCAGCGGCCACAACTCTGTAGCCGCACCACGCACGCCTGGCACGATCTGGGCGTAGGCATTCCCGCGCAATAGCAGGTGGCCCATCATCATCTCGCGGAACTCAAAGCTGGTTTGCCATCCGTTGGGTTGGCGAGCTAGCGTGACGCAGAGCGGATTATCCGGCAACCACTCCTTCGACCCATCGCGCCGGCGTCGGTAAGCCTGGATCGGAAGCTGGGCCACCGTTTCAGACAACAGCCGCACGCAGCAGTAGACGGCGGCAATGCGCATGGCCGACTCGGGCGTCACGGTCACGCCGGAGCTTGACCGCACGCTTTCGCCGAGCATCTCGAAGAACCGGCTCACGCCGTATCCCTCGGAGCGCTGCTCAATACCGAGCCATCGCTGAAACCACGACTTGACCATGCCTGCTCACTTCTCTGTGATAGTGCCGATGCGAAACCGCTTCCGGGCGACTTACTCTTGGTTCAGCTTGTGGCTCTGATACTGGACGTCCATCGTGGCGGTTGCTGCCGCCTGGATGAACTTTGCTGTATCAAGCCCCTGCGAACGATTGATTCCGACAGAACCTCCGGCGGCGATGAACAGTCCCGACGTGGCGTCTGGCGTGTCACCATTGAGCCAGTAGCGAACTCCAGCGCCGCTCACCGAAATGATAGCGCTCTTGGTTCCCGCCGGGATCGTCAGCGTGACCGCCACACTCAGGTCATCAATTTCTTGTGGTGTAAGTGCTGCCATGTTTCCTCTCCTTTGTTCACCAAGCCAAAACGCTCGGCTCTTGTTGTTCCATCGGCGCGGCGATCATGCGGCCCAGCGCCATCACGCCCGCGACAATCCCGTCGATCTTCTCCGTGCTCTTCTTCTTCGACGGCTTCAAGTTCCCCGCCGCGTCCGTCTCCACCGCGAAGTTGCCGGCCATCCAGTTCAAACACGGGTTGCCGTCGTGCCGCAAGCGATCGTCCGCCAGTAAGCCGAGCAACTGCTTCGTTGGCTCCGACATGCTCTTATAGCCCTGTTGGAACTCGACCATCGTGAAGCCGTCTTCCTCGGCAAGCTGGATCGCCAACTGTCGGCCGCTCCACGGGTCGTAGGCTACTTCGCGGATGTCGTAGATTTCCTTGAGTTCGTTCAGCTTGTGGCGAATGAAGCTGTAGTCCGTCATGTTGCCTGTGGTTTGCAGCATCGCCTTAGAGCGAATCCAGTTATCAAACCGCGTCTTGTTCCGCCGCTCGCGGTCCTTGCAAGCGCCTTCCGGCACCCAGAAGAACGGCAGCCAGTAAACCTTGTCCTCACGCTCAAAGCACAACAC